CTATCGGACTCGCTATCGGACCCTCCACCATCAGTATAATATGGATTTCCTCCTTTCATAGCAAATATTGGATCTGAATGAATCATATTATTATTAGTCATATTTATATATATATTTTATGAGATATTTTTAAAATATATATTGCAATAAATACATTAGCATTTTTGCTTCTGCTCTAAACAGATGTGTTAAAATAATCGTTTCTGCATTTGTGTACTTCATCATCGGATAAACGTTTTGATAAAAATTGTTCCCATGTTTGTTTTTCTTTTAGCATAGTAATAATAAAAAATAAGCAATACATTCCACATTCTGTATTTTTACGTTGGTGAACTATTTTATCATTATAACCATAATGAATATTTAAATTCATGTTTTCTCCTTGTTTGAGTATGCATTTAGCCAATTTAGTAATTTCAGAAGGTACGGGATTATCATTAGTCGTTTTTACGCTATCAAAATAGTATAAATACTTGTTTCTTAAATTTAAATACATTGCAACCCAATGAGACCCGCCTTGGTTGTGTTTATCTAAATTAAATATAAACCCAATTTTATATTTCCCATGTTTAATTTTATCTTCTAATTTAAAATTTACTAATTCAGGCCATACATATTGTGTATTTCCAGTATAACTATCTTTTTCATAATAATCAATGGGAGAAGGTCCAATAAATTCAAAACATTTGTATTTACGTTCATATTGTTTCATAACATCTTGAATATCGCTTGATGAAAGCCATGTGCGGTCATTTTTTAACCAACTTGGAGGATGAGTTGGTGCAAAAGAATTCACTAATTCACGCCCTAATTTATTAGGTATAAATTCACGTCTTAACCAGCACGATTCTTTATTGCATACATTGTGGTATTTATATCGTAAAAATTCCCATATTTCTTTAGGGTTCGTTGTTTTAATGGGGTCATCCTTGTGACGTTTATTATAGGCATTTTTAAGTTTTTCCAAATCATCTTTGTCGTAGCACGTAAAATCAAAATCATTATCACTTAATGGGCTACAAGATAGTTTTTCAAAATTTTTATCAGGCATAAATTATGAATAGAAAATATATTTCACATGAAAAAATAATTATATTTGAAAAATATAAGAATGAGTGCTAGTTTAAGAAAAGTCGTAAATGCAGGAAATATAGATAATTTAAGAGATATACTACTGAAAAAAAATTCGTTTACAGAGAAAGAAATAGATAATGAAATTAATGAATTAAAACGAAAGAAAAATTCAGCGGTACTCGATATGAATAATACAATAAGCGATGAAACATTTAATAAAATGATAGAAATGTTATCGGATTATCAAAAAGCTAAAATATTAGATGCTAAAATGCAAACAGATACACGTAGACATATGCAATCTTATTTAGTTGGTGGCAAAAAAAAATCAAGAAAAAATAACAAAAAAAAGAAAACAAAAAAGGTAAAACGAAAATCAAAAAGAAAAAAAACTAAAAAACACCACAATTATTTTGGTCCATAAGTTTCGGCGAATTCCATGGTTTTGTAAACCCAAATTCTTCAAGTGATTTTAGAACATTGTCGTTATATGTATTGAAAAATTCGGATACATTTCTAGATAACACAAAAAGTGAAACTGCTTTATTATCTGATACAATAGCATACTCGTAATAATTATTTATGACTGGACCTAATTCTATTACCCAGTAAGGTGCTGGATACAAATCTTTTAGTTGTACTGTAAGATAACCGCCATAATCTCCTTCCCTGTAAAAGGCAACGCCGGTAATGGAATCAATCTTATCATTTTCGTCTAATTCTTTGTTTAGTACAGAAATATTTTTGTTTTCTAGCAATCCATAATTAGCTGTTGAACAACGTCCATTTTTTTGAAATGTATCGTCAAATTTATCACTATAAACTTGATACCATTTGCCTAGATATTGTTCAACATTAAGATAATCGACTGCCATGTATTCTTTGCCAAACGCACAACCAATGATGCTAAAAAAAACCAAAAATGCAGAATACATTAGTACTAATTAACAAGTTAATATCTTTATGTGATTTGTACAAATACATTTAGCATTTTTTTGGTTTATTTTTGAAATCGTTGCGCTGATAGCGGGTTGAATTATTAAAAACTTCACTATCATTAAATTCTTTCCCGTTCGTTTTCATTTCTGGAACACTAAATAATAATCCATGTTGAAAAGGAGGAGGTAGATTTTGCAAAGGATAAGAATACATGTTACTATTTGTAGAAGGAACATATTCACGTTGGTCACATTTTTGTAGAGCAAATGTGGTATTACGTAATTGTGTTTCCGTATCTACATTATTAGCAAAGCCGCTCCATGGAGCTTTAGAATTTCCTGGATAAAATTGTTTCTGACTATCATATACATTGTGTATGGCCAATGGTTCGTTAACTGGTTTGCGTATATTTACAACAGGCATTTTCACATATTTGGTAGGAGTTGGTCGTACATTCATATTAGGTTCTAATGGTCTATCGGTAGTATTTCGTTGAAACATGCGCTGATTTATTTCATTATTACGTTCGTCATTACGAATACAAACACCATTTATTACGTTATACATACGATTCATATACTAATTAAATAGAAAATAAATTAGTATATGAATTTATTAAATTATAAACATGTCAAGTTTTACATGGGGAGTGAGAATACACACATGCTATAAAGCAATCTACTTTGGAAATATAGTACAAAAGAATGAAGTATGCTCATATATAAAGGAGCATTGTCTTTACCTTTTGAGCTAAATAATCTAAAGGCAACTAAACCAATCGACCCAACAAAAACAACAAAAAAGAAAAGCATCAAAAAGTAAAAGTAATTACAATATTGCGCATCAAAAGGAGTGAAAAATCCTGACCCATTCGAATTAGAAGATTCTTCAAACATTATATAATATAACACAATATATTTATTGAAAATGATTAAAGATAAATAATAGTATAACTTTATGTGCGGTATTTTTGCCTTAATGTGTAATGCAGACGAAAGTATTATAGAAAAAGAATTTGCAAAAGGTAAAGCGCGTGGACCTGAATATTCATCTTTGAACAAAATAAGTCTTGTAAATTCAAATAATAACTTTTATTTGGGATTTCATCGTCTTGCTATTAATGGTTTAAATAGTGGTTCTCATCAACCAATATATTACAATAATATTCAGTTGATTTGCAATGGTGAAATATACAATTATAAGCAACTTTATAAAATGATGGATATGACTCCTTCTACTGATTCGGACTGCGAAGTAATTATTCATTTATATTTGCGTTATGGTATTGAAGAAACATTGCGTATGTTAGATGGTGTATTTGCTTTTATTATTTATGATAATAGTGAAATACAAAATCCTAGAATAGTTGTTGGACGTGACCCGTATGGTGTACGCCCTTTATATAAAACATATTCAAAATCAATCAGAAGTTTTTGTGGGTTTGCATCTGATATGAAAATGCTTCATACTTTATGTCAACGTGAAGGCAATATTGAAATAGAATATTTTAAACCAGGTAGTTATTCGGTATATAAAATAGAAGACCAATGTTGGGAAGCAGAAATAAGTGAACAACCTTATAATATTATTACTAATACATTTTTAGGTGATGAAAATCTAGTGTCAATTGAAGAAATCGAATTTAATATTACTCGTTTTTTGATGTCTGCTGTAAAGAAACGCGTTGAAACGACCGAACGACCAATTGCATGTTTACTATCGGGCGGTTTAGATAGTTCATTGATTTGTTCCCTTGTAAATCGCGAAGTAAAAATGCATACGGGAAAAACAATAGAAACATATAGTATTGGATTAGCTGGTTCGGATGATTTGAAATATGCACGCATTGTAGCAGATTATTTAGGTACTCATCATAATGAAGTAGTTGTAACCGAAAAAGAAATGTTGGACGCGATTCCTAAGGTAATTTATAACGTGGAAACATATGATACAACAACAATTCGCGCAAGTGTTGGTAATTATCTGGTTGCAAAATATATAAGTGAACATAGCGAAGCTAAAGTTATATTTAATGGGGATGGTGCTGATGAATTAATGGGTGGTTACCTATATTTTCATAAATGTTCTGATAGCATTGAATTTGATAAAGAATGCAAGCACTTAATGTCAAATATTCATAGTTATGATGTCTTGCGTTCAGATAAATCTATTTCTTCAAATGGACTAGAGGCACGAACTCCATTTTTGGATCGTTATTTTGTACAATATTATATGTCTATACATCCGAATATTCGTAATCATAATTATTTGAAAAAATGTGAAAAATTTTTGGTAAGAAATGCATTTTCAAAAGTAAGCTTTGATGGAAAGCCATTAATGCCATCGGAAGTGTTGTGGCGAACAAAAGAAGCTTTTAGTGATGGTGTAAGCAAACAAATCCGGTCATGGTATGAAATTATTCAAGAACATATAGAAACACTTGATGAAGAAAATATGTTTTTATCAAGTCATTATTATTGGAATAAACCAAATACAAAAGAACAACAATATTATCGTCATATATTTGAAAAACATTACGAAGGGCGTTCCAATATAATTAAATATTTTTGGATGCCAAAATATGTTGATGCAACAGATTCAAGTGCGCGAACATTGAAAATCTATAATGATGTAATGCAAAACATGTAAATGTTGCCTTCGAAAAAAATATTACTATAATATAATAATGAAAAATGTAGAAAAAATTTATTATATTATATTAATTGCAACCTATTTTATATACGTAACTACTTTTATTGGAATAGCGTCTTTTGCACCCGAATATTTAGAAACGTTACAAACTACATTTAATGTGTATATTGCATTAATTTTATTGTGGCGGTTCCATCCTTTGCGTAAATATAAATTTACTGATTTTGATCAACAAATAATATTCAGTGCGGCAATTTTTATGTTATCTTCGACATCACTCACAAGTGTTACGCGAATATTTAAAATTCCAGAAAAAATTCTTGAAGACACATCATAATTTTTTTACCAATAATAATATCCATATCATAATCTTTTTGTGTCTTGCGATGATATTTAACATTCATAAAAGCATTTGCCATATTTTTGATTAAGTATTTTTGATTAATTTCACCCAATAATTTGGATTTAACTAATCGTTCTACCATTGTTGTATAATGAAGTGACGAAACATAGGGGTCGATGTGTAAATAATATACATTGTCGTCATTCATATCATCGTAATATACATCATCTATAAAACATATTTTAGCTTCTTTCGGTAATCGTGTTGTGCGCAATAAATCTTTGTACGTTTTATCATGACTAGTGCGTTTTGGTTCTATCACGCGTCCATTAATCATAAAAGCGTATATAATTTTTGAAAAAATAGGTTGATTTAACTTGTATTCAAAATATTGTTTAATTAACTGAACCCATTCTTTTGGACCTTGATTATTTGTGTAAATCATAATGGTAACGTTATATTGTTTTTTTACATCAAGAACATATCTTATAATAGAAAAGATTTTAGGACGCAATATTTCAGGATATAAATCCATTATATCACAAAAAAGTTGAAAAGGTATGGGTTGGTGTATATAATTTTGCAGTGTATAGTAAAATAGACCAAAATTTTGAAAAAAACCCAATGTTTCATCTAAATCAAAAACAATTACATGTTTGTTATGTGTTGTTAGCATAATATATGCGAATATTATTATATTAGCAAATTTATTAAATCAATTATAATATTAGACTAATATATGGAACAACTTTTAAACCACGATGACTATAAAAAAATTTTAGATTATTATGATATTCCTATCCCAAAAACTCGTTCCAAGATGAAATCAACCGCGGAAGATGTTTTAGCCAATAAATTATGTAGATGCATAAAAAAAGTGAAAAAATCACGCAAAGATAAAAGTGAACGTATTCCTACAGGTATTTGTCGTGATTCTGTTATTCACCGAAAAAAATTGGATATATATCAGTTTCAATGTGAAAAAAAGTCAAGTTTAAAGAATTTTAAAGGAAAAACATATAAAATACGAAAGCGTGCAAAATTCAGCAAAACGCGAAAAAATAAAAAATGAGTTGAAATAAAAAAAAATGCATAATATATGGATAGTAAAACAAAAAGTTCTTCAAGAAAAAAATCTAAAAGTAAATCATCGAGTAAAACTATGAAAAAAACATCTAGTTCAATAGAAAATAAAAAACGCTACAATGAAGATTTTTCAAAAATATTAAGTGAATTGGAAACAATATTAATGCGCCAAGGAGAACCTTTTAAAGCACGTGCATACAAAAAAGGCGAAGAAACAATATTAACTATGAACGAGGATATAAATACTTATAAACAATTAGAAGGCAAACCTGGAATGGGTTCAGCAATTTTAAAAAAACTGAAGGAATTTGAAGAAACTGGGAAAGTTGGTTATTTAGAACGTGAACGTGTTAACCCAATTAATGTATTTACTCAGGTACATGGAATAGGAATTAAAAATGCTAAAGAAATTATTGAAAAGGGTATTACCACAATAGAGGAACTTAACAAACATCCTGAAATGCTGAACAATGTTCAAAAAAAAGGGTTAAGATATTACGAAGATTTAACTCATCGCATCCCTCGTGAAGAAATAGAAGTATATGATAAACAAATACAAAAAGTGTTTGATACAATATTTGAATCACAAAAAGACGATGTGTCATTTGAAATAGTAGGAAGTTATCGTCGAGGCCTTGCAAGTTCAGGAGACATCGATTTAATTATTACTTCCAAACTAGATAATAAGAAAGTATTTGCCGATTTTTTAGACGGGTTAATAAAAGAAAAAATCATAATAGAAGTATTAAGTCGTGGTAAAGTTAAAAGTTTAACGATTGGTCAATTAGAAGGGAAAAAGGCTCGTCGCTTGGATTTTTTATATGCTCCACCAGATGAATATGCTTTTGCTGTATTATATTTTACAGGTTCAAAAGCTTTTAATACAATTATGCGGCATCACGCACTTTCTAAGGGACTAACACTAAATGAACATGGTTTGTATAAAATGGAAAATAAAAAGAAAGGCGATAAAATAGTTGGGGAATTTTTAAGTGAACAAGATATTTTTTCGTATTTGGGTTTGGAATACAAAACTCCAGAACAAAGAAAAAATGGAAATGCTATAGTAAAACTAACTAGTGATTCTATAAAAAAATCCGAACAAGAAACAAAAACAAATCAAAAACCTAGTGTTCAAAAAGTACTAAATACTAAAAAATCATCATCTAAAAAATCAAGTCCAAAAACATTGAAACAAACAACTCCACCACCTGCAAAATCGTCTTCTAAAAAAATCAAAACTGCTAAAAAACGCCTAAATAAAACCCCGAAAGTTACTATTAAAAAATCAAGTCCGAAAACAATTAAAAAGGTATCGTCAAATAATAAAGGAAAGCCAAAAACAATGACTATCAAAAGAAAGGTAGTACCAAAACGTGAAATTAAATTGCATATAAAGCAGTTCTTATCTAAAAACATCGATTATTTAGATAAACTGGAAGAATCAATGTTAGTAAAAATGATGGAGCATGCAAATGAGCAATATTATAATGAAAAAGCATTAATGAATGACAATCAATATGATATTTTAAAAGAATTTGTAGAAAAGAAATTTCCCAAAAATGAAGTGTTGAAAAAAATTGGAGCACCAATTATTAAAAACGTGAAAAACAAAGTAACGCTTCCTTATTTCATGGGGTCAATGGACAAAATTAAACCCACTACAAATGCAATAGAAAAATTCATAGAAAAATATCCAAAGGATTATATGTTATCTGTAAAATTGGATGGTGTCAGTGGTTTATATTCAACAGAAAATGGCGAAGAAAAACTTTATACACGAGGTGACGGACGTGTTGGTCAAGATATTAGTTATTTAATACCTTATTTACGTTTGCCCAAAAAGGAAAATATTACTATTCGTGGAGAATTTATTATTTCAAAAGAATTGTTTGCAAAACATTATGCAAAATCTTTTAAAAATGCGCGTAATTTTGTTTCGGGATTAATGAATTCTAAATCAGTAGATGCAGATGTTATGAATAATATTGATTTCGTAGCATACGAAGTAATAGAACCAGTATTGAAACCAAGCGACCAATTCAAGTTGATGGAAACGCTGGGTGTAAAAGTGGTGCATCATGTACAATGTGATTCTATTACAAATGATTCTCTTTCTAAAAATTTGGTGGCTTGGCGTGAAGGATATAGTTATATTATGGATGGTGTAATTGTAACACATAATGAAATTTATCCTCGCCAAGAGAAAAATCCCGAATATGCATTTGCATTTAAAATGGTTTTGACAGACCAAGTCGCAGAAGCGAAAATAGTCGATGTGTTATGGTCTCCAAGCAAAGATGGGTATTTAAAACCACGTATACGTATTGAACCTATTGAATTAGGAGGTGTAACTATTGAATATGCTACTGCTTTTAATGCTGCATTTGTGGTAGAAAAAAAATTAAATTTAGGTGCAATGGTAAAGATTATTCGTAGTGGTGACGTGATTCCTTATATTCAGGAGGTAATCGAACCGGCAGAAGAACCAAAAATGCCTGA